CGGGTTCTCGTCTTCTTCGTCGGTAGTGACCTTGCCGCCGTTGCGAAAATTGTGGCTTTCATCTATCACAATGAGGTCGTAGTTTCCCCAGTTTAGCAAGGTGAGGTCAATGCCGTTGCTTGTGCCATGGTCGCGCGAAAGGTCGGTATGAAACAACACATCATAACGCAAACGGTCTTTCTCCAGTGGATTGTTGCGGTAGTTGCTCTTGTAGGTGTTCCAGTTGTCATAGAGTTTCTTGGGACAAAGCACCAACACCGACTTGTTGCGGTTCTCGTAATACTTGATAACTGACAGAGCAGTGAAGGTCTTTCCTAAACCGACACTGTCGGCAAGGATGCAGCCGTTGTAAGTCTCTAATTTGTTGATGATGGCAAGGGCGGCATCCTTCTGGAAATTATAGAGCTTGTTCCATACTTGCGATGACTTGAAACCTGTTGCCTCGTTTGGCAGTACATCTTCGCTGATGTCGGAAAGAAACTCGTTGAAGATATTATATAGCGTGACGAAGTAGATGAAGTCAGGAGCATTCTCACGATAGACATTCTCAATGTTTTCGATTATGGCATCCGTAACATCAGTAAAGTTCTCTTTGTCTTGCCAGAAGTCATTGAAGTTCTTGAGGTAGGCATCGCTGATGGGTGATGGCATACGCTGAATGAGTTGGAAAATGTTGTTGCCACGCTCGCAACCGAGTTCCGTTGTGGTGAACTCATTGAAAGGCATATAGGTAAACAGCCCCTCCCCGTTCTTCACGTTCAAGAAACCAGGCATGTTCATCTGTGACACATTGGTCTTGAAGCGGACTTTTCTGCGAATCCAATCGGCACACTCCTTGGCAATAGCCCTTTGCGTAAGGTTGTTACGGAGCTTTATTTCAAAGTCCGAGCCATACAGCGTGCGCTCACGATTCAGTTTAGGAATATAGAATTCACGCTTCTGTTTCTTGGAACGCTCCTTGTTGAATGTGGGTGAGGTGAAGATAAAACGCAATTCGTCTATCTTCTCCAGCTCCTTTTGAAGTGCTTCAAAAGCATATATGGAGAAAGAGGCGGCTGCCATTGATACCTTTGAGCCTCGTTGCAGCGTGGTCTTCAGGTCATCAATGACCCTCCGGGTGATATTGTCGAATTGCTTCGGTAATTCCATATTTAACACAAGAACTCCCAGCATAGTGTCTCGACGGGCGACCAAGCCCTTTTTACACTACGAGGGAGTTCCATTATCTTTTTTGCCTGTTGGCGGTGGTCTTTGTCGAGGAATATCCCTACATCTCTTCCTAAGAGACGTAGAGGCAAAAGAAATCGTTGATTGTCCTTGATTTTTAGCGCTTTCAAGTTTTCAATTTGCTAAACATTGTCAAAAAACGTAGGCTAACGAATCGCTTTTAGCACGCAAATAGGATGAATTTAACCGAAAATTAGTACCTTTGTGGACGGGTATCCGTCTCTTAGGAAGAGAATGAGAAATTTGCTAAACAAATCCCTGTTTACAACAATCCGAGTATTATTTTGTTGGCTTTATCAACCACCGATGTTTCCAATGACGCAAGGTAAATCTGTGTCGTTGCCTCGGAGTCGTGTCCCATACCTTCGCTGATGACTGACAAAGGTATGTTCTTTGCTTTGGCAGCACTGGCCCAGGAGTGACGGGATATATAGAATATAAAAACAAAACACAAGAAAAATGCAATTATTGCACAATATATCAATGTATATCAGGTTTTTATAAAAAGAATGTAGAATTGCATTTATTGTTGATTTTAGCCATCGATAGTGTTATTTACAGTTTTTATGTTACTATTTTGTTGTGCAAAAAAGCACCTGTTTTCGATTAAAATCACTATCTTTGTAGAAGAAAATAAGCAATTCAAGTATATGGCTCGTACCAAGAAAATAGAATCAACCCCTGTACGCATCCGGTTCAAGGAACTGGAAAATGGAAACAAGTCTATCTATCTCGATATTTACTACGAGAAGAAGAGGCGGTATGAGTTTCTGAAATTGTACCTTATCCCAGAGAATTCCTCGGAAGCAAGAAAGCAAAACAAGCATACAATGAAAGCTGCTGATGCAATAAGGGCACAACGTATTCTTGAAATATCGAACAACAGAACACCCGTAACCATTTCAGAAAAGGCAAAGGTTTTACTGGTTGATTGGGTAAACGAGTATAAGAACAGAAGTATTCAACAAGGAAAGACATCATCAGAAAACCATGTGCATTCAGCCTTAAAACAATTGCGGAAATACAATGCCAAAGCTCGTTTGTGCGATGTGGATAAGGATTTCTTGGATGGCTTTGTTGAATTTATGAAAGGGCAAAAAGCAAGGCGTACCAAAGCTCCTTTTGCCAAAAAGACCATATCCAATTATCTTGGGGTTATCATTACAACCTTGAATATGGCAGTTGATGATGATGTGTTGTCTGTAAATCCCGGATTGGCTATTGACAGGAAAGCCATTTGCGGTGAAGAAACTCCACGCGAGTATCTGACTATTGATGAAGTCCGCAAGCTCATAGAGGCGGATGCACCAAGAGCAGATGTGAAAATTGCATTTTTGTTTTCCTGTTTCTGTGGATTACGGTTAAGTGATGTCCGTGCCTTGCAATGGAAAAAAATCATTGAAGATAACGGGAATATTCACATGGAGTTGCGACAAAAGAAAACTGGTCGGATGCTGTACTTGCCACTCAACAAGCAAGCGCAAGCCTATCTGCCTCACACTAAGAGAAGTGCTGAAGATTATGTATTTTCTCTGCCTTGCACTTCTACCATTGATTTACAGTTGAAGAAGTGGGCCCAAAATGCAGGAATCAATAAAAAACTGACCTATCACATGAGTCGGCATACTTTTGCAACAATGGAGCTTACCATGGGGGCAGATTTATACACAACTAGTCAGTTACTTGGTCATGCCGATGTGGAAACAACACAAGTTTATGCGAAAATCATAGATGCTAAAAAAGAAGCCGCTGTATTACTAATAGATTCTCTATTCTAATATTTATAGTCAAACAGAAATATATTGCAAATTTTGCATGTCGCAATTATCTGTGTATCAGTCATAGCAGAAAGAAATTTTTCGTAATTCAATTCTGTTTGACCATGACAATCTTATTTCTATTTTTAAATTATACAGTATGTATTGTTTAATTAAAAATACTGTGTATATTTGCATTTTGTAGAAACAGCCTCTTTATGTCTGTTCCTCAGAAAGCTATGTTATCCATTATTGTATAGTAACATTAATCAAGATAACAAAATGCAATTAATCTTTTCATGAATAATAGTACAACAAAGGTATATGGCACGTACGAAAAAGCAAGTTAAAGTAAAGGAACCTGTCCGTTTACGTTTTAATGAACTCAAAGATGGCAGGAAGTCCATCTATTTGGATATTTACTACAATGGCCGGAGAACTTACCAGTCATTGAAACTCTATCTTGTACCAGAAACGGATGTGTCGGCGCAAATCCAAAATGCCAACACACTCGCAATAGCCAATGCCATTAAGACCGAAAAAATTTTGGACCTGACCAACAAGATAGCAGGTATCACAGACCGTTCGTATAAAGCGAATATGCTTTTCACGGACTGGATGAGAGTTTATCGGCAAGATGTGGAAAAACGGGCTTCGGCATCTGCACTTATTTGGGTAGATCGGGTAACTAATGAATTGGAGAAGTACGATAACAGTGTTACCCTTGCAGAAATAGATAGGGATTATATTATGAGATTTCTCAGCCATTTACTAGATAGACCTGCACTCACACGTGACCATAACCAACTGGCCAAAAATACGGTTTTCCTCTACCTCTCTTATATACGGGCTGCACTGAATTATGCAGTTAAGGAGAACCTGCTCCAGTCAAGCCCATTCAAGAAAATCAAACGGGATATGCTTTCAGGTTCGGAAGCCAAACGTGAATATCTTACAGTAGAGGAAGTAAAACGTCTTATTGCAACTCCTTGCCGTCGGGATGATATGAAGGCTGCATTTTTGTTTTCCTGTTTTTGCGGTTTGCGCATTATGGACATCAAAAACTTGTGTTGGAAACACATTAGTAAAAACGGGAACAGGTGGCAGGTAGAAATACGGCAGTATAAAACCGGCGCATTGTTGTATTTGCCATTGAACATGAATGCACGGAAATGGATGCCGGAACAAGGGGATGCTTCTTCTGAAGACCGTGTATTTCCCAAGTTGAGTATTTGGTATAAAAGCATACTTCGCGATTGGGCCACAGATGCCGGAATAGAAAAGAAATTTTCATTCCACGTGGCGAGGCATACGTTCGCAACGCTGGCCTTGACCGCAGGGGTTGACATCTATACGACAAGTCAATTATTGGGTCATGCCAATATCAGACACACTCAGAGGTACGCACAAATCATCAATTCTAAGAAAGACCATGCCATCTCCCTTTTGGATGACGCATTTATCCAATAACTTAAAACAATAGATTTATGAAGCGTAACCGTAGAAATGATTGCCTTTTTTTAAAACAAGAGATTGGCAAACAAGCCGCACAAGAGTGTCGGAAATGAACGTGATGAACTTTTTGCCTTGCTGAAAGAAGCCTCTTTTACTTATCGGAAGGAAGTTAT